AAAGATAAAAAGTTCTTTTCAATGTGTCCACCACACATTTAGTCAAGTATTCATCTTCCATAGGGTCAAGGGTGGCTTACTCTATGTAGTATAGCACACCCTAGCAGATTGTCAAAGTGTCCTGGTATTCATGGTATCAGCATACTTAGGATCATCACCCTTTCTATCAGGATGATCTTCACAAGTCTCACCTTCATACTCAACTATAAGACCATTCACATCCTTTCTCTCTGCATACACATGATAAAAACAATCTATAGGGATTCCACTCTTGGATTGTAGATAAATCTTTTCTATATCCCATCTCTTTACAATGATATCCTGATGAGCACCGATTGGTTGCAACTGAACACTAATACTATTCATATGAACCAAATCTTTCCAATAGTCTGGTAGTATTATCTCTTTTTCATTTCTTAATCTACCTCTATAATATACACCAACCTCTGGTCCTTCTATACAAGCATGAGCAAGACGATATCCTTTCATTTCAGGAGAAGGATGCTCCATATCAAATAACTTGGGGGATTTGTCTGCCTTAACATGTCTTGCTTCTAACCTTCCTGTAGACTGACAATCAACTGAACCAGTGACATATAAATCACCAGTAATATACATATTCCCTCTTGTCTTAACTGCTGTAGGAAGTCTACCCGATACTCCTACACTACTTGTTGCTGGAACACATTCATCATCATCGTTAGTTGTAGGACCAACCATTAATGTTGCTTCATTTAAAGGAAATACTTCCTGATTACCAATGACAACTGGACCTTCAATCCCTGCTGACCCATTGATTCTTCTCCACCCTGATTTAATAGCACGGAAAACTCCTGTGCCAACTATAAGTTGTCCACCAATGTTTACGTCATCAAGTTGCATGTGATTTACCTCTTAATCAAAGTTTCTTTGTTCAGCTTGAGCAGCTCTTTGTGCTCTCTTTGCTGCCTCATTTGGATTATTTTTATCAAAGATCGCCTGTCCTGCAACTTTAGAATCTTTGATCTTAACAGCATCCGTTACCCCTCTAATTATAGAACCATAAATTTCTAATACACCATTGGCAACAATTTCTGCATCACCAGCAGTGCAAAGTTTATACAAGGTCTTTGCAGTCACTACTACTTTTTTAGATTCAATAAGAACATTTTCAGTAGCTTCCAATTTTATATTACCTTTAGTCTGACCCTCACCTACAGCAGTTAATTCAATGTCAGTTCCTTGCAATCTTATCTTACCATTTGTAGCAACAATAGAAACATCACCATTCACAGCAGTTATAAGAACAGAATTCTCTGCCTCCTCCATCTTACTTCCACACTCAATCTGAAAAGCACCTGGACCAGTTGCTATTGTCCATCCTTTTCTTTCACCGTCAATATCTAAACTTAATTGATGCTCTGCATCAGGAGTATATAATCCAACACCAGCAGTTACATCACCTTGCTTATGAACATGACCCATCTTAACGGATCCTTTGTCATTCCCAAGACCAATCTCTGTATAGTTTTGTTGTGCTTGATCAGTAGGATTATCACCTGGATTATCCTTACGTAATCTATCGTTAACTGTTGTTAAACCTCTTTTCTCTACTGCCACTATTAATTACCTCTAGTAAGTAAGATTGTCAGGAGTACCTGGAATATTAAGACGAGGATCATTGCTACTAATATCAGAACCTTGTCTCTGAATTGCAGATGGAGGTGTAGTTACCATAGCATCAATACTTTCCTGTAGTGTATCATATACCTGAACTAATTGTCCAGCTGTTTCATACCATCCAGCATATTTAATACCCTCTTTGTAGAAGATAGCACCATAGTAAGGTTTACCATCATAATATCCAGTCTGTTTAAGACCTACCAAATCAGTAACCTGAAGTAACCTATCAGGATCAACCAGAGGTGGAGTCCTTCTAGGAGTAAATACAGGAGTTCCTTTAAATCCAATACCAGTACCAGTTGTTATGGATATATCAGGTGTTACTGTAAATCCTGGATAACCAGTTCCTGGTGGTGGAGGAAGTGATGGTGGAGTTACTGGAGGAGGAGTAATTCCTGGTGGAGTTCCTGGTGGTGGAGTTTCTATTGTAGTTGTTACTATACCAACTCTTGGTGGAAGAGGAATATCTATTATCTCACCAAAACCACCAGTAATTGGTTTAAAAGGAGGTATAACTGGATCACCATCACCACCTGTAATTATAACCTCATCTTCAGGATCATAATTAATTCCTGGATCTTCAACTATAATCTCCGTTAGTTCTAATGTTACATCATACTTACTATCACTAGTGGTGTTAACACCAATAGGATATCCATTTCCAGGCACAATAGGTATTATGTTTTTAATTGAACCTTTACCTTCTACTAGTCTAGGACAAGGAGGTGGAATAAGATGTGCAGAAACCATTACTGGGTTCTCTTTCCAAGATTTTGTAATTGGTTTCCCATCAGCACCTTTTCTTACTATCTTGGTGTCCTTTAAAATTTCAAGAGCAAATCCACTAGGATTCTTATGCCATTCATATCCTGCAGGTTGTTTGAAAAGAGTATCTATAAGGTCAGGATTTGGAGGTCCGACAGTAAGAGTATGCTTCCCTTCATTTATTAATACACTACGAAATACACCTGATCCCTTAAAATTAGCCGCATCAATATCAGAAACTCCTACTTCATTATCAAATCTTGATGCTATTATTTTCTTACCATCCAAATAAAGATCTGCATGTGCATCATTCTGGAATTTAATTTTATAGTTACCAGTTTCAGGGAAATCAACATTCTCCCATGTATAATTAACAACTTGTGTGTTTGCTACTAAAGGATTCTGTGATACAGAAGCCTTGTTCATAAATGGACCCCATCCACTAAAATTCTTATGGAATAGTTCAGGTCCAGTATAAATTACACCATCCTTTACAGTACCACTACCAATACCACCTTGCAGAACCTTTTTAGTTTTTCTTTCTAAAACAAACTTTGCATTCAAACCATTAATATCAAAGAATCTACCTTGATCACATGATACAATTACATCATCCCAATATACACCTACACCACCTCCACCTGCACCAGTTCCTGGAATATCTTCCATCTGAAGGACGTTATCACCTTTAGTTCTTAATACTGCACCATTATTTGCTCCACCAATTGTTTTCGATGATGTTGATGTAGTTTTACCTGCTAAAGTTACCGTATAGGTATGACTACCAATACTCTCCACAACCCATCTGTTCTCACTTTCTCTCCAATTTAATTGCCTCCAAACAGTATCTTTAATTGCAATTGTTTCAAGGACTCTTCCACTTCTTCTAGGATTATCATCCCAATTATAAGTTAAAGTAACCTTTACTTCATCTCCCTGAACTTCAACACTACTTCCATCAGCAGAAAATTTAGCAGTACCCCCTACTACATTATCAATAGTGAAAGCACCAGCAAATTCATTAGCTTTTCGATCAAAACCAATATTACTTGCTCTATCATCATATTCTAATCGTCTATCATTAATTCTACGTAGAGCTCCATCTTTTAATTTTGTATATACAAGAGGATATGAACCACCTATGGTAGATGTAGAACTTTCAGATCTTATAGTATTACTTCCTATCTTAACATCATATACTCTATCAAACTCAACTTTTCTAGTAAAAGTTTCTGATACATCCTTACCTACTCCATATTCTTTCTCAATAGACATATCCAACTCTGGAATAGATGCGGAAGCACCATACATTGTTGAGGTAGACATCTTAAACTCAACATCATTAGTATTCAATGTTTGATCTACTTGAGTTCCAAGTGCTGACCACCCTTGTGTACTAAAAATTCTTTTATCTATTGAATCATAAATTTCTTGTCCAACATTACTAACATCAACAGTAAGAGTATGTTCTATTGGTTTAGGAGGATTCTCATCATTAAATGCCTTAACAAAAAACTTATGTTCTGCCATACTAGACACACCAACCGTTCTTAAAACTTCCTCCCCGTCAAATTTAATTACAGCAGAATCATCAGCAGCTGCCTTTATCTTATAGAACCCATCATAAGGAGCTACAATCTTCCATGTATTAGAATGAGTTTTAGATCCACCAGAAGTATTATCTTTACCATAAGGTATAACAGGAGAAACTGCATATCTATAGACCTTTCTCTGATCTATAAAAGGATACCATGTATCACCTTCAGCAGGATAACGAGTAGACCAAAAAGGATTAGGAGGACATCTACCTTCTTGTTTTGGTGGAAGTTCTTGTGGAATAGGAGGAGCAGGAGCCTCAATAGTCATCGCAACGCCAAGTGGATTCTGATTCCAAGATTTTTGTGCTTGAACCTTTGACTCTGAAAATACTGTCTCTATATTAATCGCAAGAGTCATAGGATTACCACCTACATCTTCTCCAGCAATATTTCTATATCCTAAATCACCACCTTCTACTTGTTCTAAATCAGCTTCGATAGTATAACTTCCTGCTTCAATAAATCTTCTATACAAACTTGATCCAGTATAAGTTTTAGCATCACCCCTTACAGCAAAACCATCTTTCTTAATATCAACTTGAGTACCAATAGTATGAGTATTACTCCTAATTCTTAATCTTACATTATCATCAACACCAATTCCAATATCATATTCACCACTTACAGGAAATTTAACGTTGTGCCATTTAATAGTATAAGTTCCTGCCATTGAACTTTCATACTTCATACCAGTATCAAAAGGAGATATGCCATAACGATTAACAAAATCTGAATCTCTAGTAGTAACAAGATTAGTTTTCCAAAGAGGTCTATCAGCCTTATCAATATATTCAGCAGTATTAAATATGTTTTCAAGTTTACCAGTGTTTTCAGTAGAAGTTGAACCCCTTTCTATAGGTCTATCTCCTAAAGTATACTTGGCAGTTAATCCATTTATATCAAAGAACCTACCTTGACTTGCAGAAATAATTACATCATCCCAATATACACCTTCACCACCTCCACCTGCATCAGTGTTAGGAATATCCTCCATCTGAAGAACATTTTGACCTTTAGTTCTTAATGCTGCACCATTATTTGCTCCACCAATTGTTTTAGTTGCAGTAGTAGTAGTTGATCCTGCTAAAGTTACAGTATAAGTATGACTACCAATACTTTCTACGACCCATCTGTTCTCTCGTGCTCTCCAGTTTAACTGTCTCCAAACAGTATCTTTAATCTGAATAGTTTCAAGAACTCTACCACTTCTTCTAGGATTATCATCCCAATTATAAGTTAAAGTAACCTTTACTTCATCTCCTTGCACCTCTATATTCCTACCATCATTAGAAAATTTAGCAGTACCTCCTGTTACATTATCAATGGTGAAAGCACCAGCGAATTCATTAGTTTGCCTATCAAAACCAATATTACCTACACTATCATCATATTCTAATCGTGTATTACTCTTTCTACGTAGAGCTCCAGACTTCAATCCTTTATATACCAAAGGATATGAACCACCTATTGTAGATGTAGAACTTTCAGATCTTATAGTATTACTAGTTAATTTTACATCATATATTCTTCCATACTCAACCTTTTTATTAAAAGTTTCTGATACATCCTTACCTATTCCATATGATTTCTCAATATACATGTCCAATTCTGGAATAGATGCCGAAGCACCATACATTGTTGAAGTAGAAAATTTAAAATCAACTTCATCACTTGTTGCTAGAGCATCTAACTTCTGTTGCTCTGCTACCTTCTTCATTACCTGACCATTAAAAAGATCAACCCTAATTTTATGGTTTCCTGCTTTTTTAATATCAACTTTAGTTTCTTCTGGTGGTGATAATACAGCACCTCCTGCTCCACCAGATCCTAATTTATAATCTCCTTGCTTTTCCCCATCAACATATAATGTTCCTTCATTATCACATTGGAACCTAAAAATATATTCACCCTTATGAGGAAAATCTATATCCCATTCAAAATAATGCTCTTGACCACCAAAGTCTGATGGTATCACATTAGACATAGGAATAGGTGAGATCGCATAACTATTCATAAAGTTCTTAAGATCTGGCTTATAAAAAGCACCACCTACCCAAGCATGATCATTTTCTGCCCATCTCCCATCTTTCTGAACCAATGCATACTCTGGCATGGTCATCATTTCTAACTTTATCTCTTCTTCGGTGCTACCTTTATCTAATTTCTTTTGCCAGAAAGTAAACCCATCTTGTTCAGGTTTCCTTCCAAATAATTCTAGATATAAATTACCAACTATAGTACCCAAACCAGGTGGATTAGGAACACTACCCCATGCCCAATGATTTACATCATACTTCTCTCTACTAACTTTTGTTCCAGTTGTAGTTTTTGTAGGAAATTGAGATCTAGTAGTCCACCAAGGATTTGGTGCATTTAAAAGAAAGTCCTTATATTTTTCAAGTTGTTGTTCAAATGTAAGAACTCCTCCATCAAAATATAAATTTGGATTCCACTCACCATCATTACTACCTCTAATATTATATCTTTTTCCATATCCTGCTTCATTCTTTGGACAAATCTTATAGTCTTCAAAATCTTCCTCATCCTCATACTCAATATACTCCATCAAATCTTCTTCCGTTCCATCAACCATTATAACTTTTAATACTGCTCCTGCTCCAATCCCACAAGGATCTACTACTCTTGCTACAGGTTTATATTCATAACCAAATCCTTGTGGCCAATCTGCATCAATAGACATTACTGATCCATCTTTTCCTATTATAGGATTTGCTAAAACACCTAGTCCACCTCCACCAAACACCTGAACCTCTGGTGTGCATACTATCTGTGTATCATCAACTGTAATACCTTTAACAGATGCTACTCCTACTTCATCATTTCCCCCACTAACAATTCCACATTCTTCACCAACGTCCTCAAGTAAATCATTTACTGTTAGTTCGTTGACTTTATTAATATTAATATATTGTATTTTCTCCCTATCTCTAAAGATAAAAAGCATTCCTGGATCTTTTTTAGCTAACTCATTCGCCTCACAAATACTAACATTACTTACCATCCCTCTATCCGTAGAGATATATCCAACATGGATATCATCTCTCGTAGCAGCACCAAAAATATTAAATGTAGGATTATTATCTGTCATAATTAATATTTATTAGGTCTCTGTCACTTTCTTATTGACTAAATCAATTACTTGTTTTACTTGAGGAGTGCGGAAAGGAATTTCCTTAGTACTCAAACCAAAACCAGACGATTTCTCATTAAGAGAAACATTTTTTCTAATAGTATCAACACTTGGTAGTTGACTATCTGTTTGTCCCTCTCCACCACTAACTAGTGTCACATAATCAACAGGAGAAGCATTCGGAGGAAGTTCAAATGGGAATATATTTGCTGTAATATTTTCAAAGTTAAGTGCCGAAGTAAGATTACCAGTCAGATCAGAAAGACTAGGAATCATGTTAGCTAATTGTTGAGGTTTAGATGGGTCTGATGAGTTTGCCTTACCCTCACCTGGATTATCAACTTGAAGAATCATAAAAGTACCATCCCCACTACCTTCTAGAATAGTATAAACATCTCCTTCAACATATTTAAGTCCTCTTCTATTTACAGTTATTCCACCATCTTGAATCTTTCCCCATACATCCAGCAATCTAATCTTGGCATCAAAATTTCCACTTTGTATGGTGACTTCTTCTCCTTTTTTATATCCTGTTCCTGTTGTATGAGTAAAGATATTACTAATAGATCCTGCTGATGTTACTATATTAACTTTCATCCCTGTTCCTGATCCACCAACACAATTAACTGCATTAGTATTTGTATATCCAGTTCCTTGATTCACCCACACATAATCTATTGATCCTGATCCAGTGCCACCAAGACCACCTGTTGGAACTAATATATCAACAAGCAATCCCTCACCAGTAGCATCAGCAGCAGTAAATCCCGAAACTACAGTTGTTCTTTCAGGAATAGTGCTTGTTCTCCATTCAACTCCAACCTTTTTCATAGTTTTATATTTGGTTCCTCCCTTTACTTCATTCAATACTTCCTCATCAGTTATTTCTAATACTGCGCCTGGTGTAATAACATTATCTGCAGGATCCAATTGTTCGGCATCCAGTTTTTTTAATTGTGAATTTACATCTTCTAAATAACGACCAATACCTTGAATACTATTATTATTAGCGTCATTAATTTCTTTCCAAGAATCTGCCATAGCTAATCCTACAATAGCTTCTGAAGAACATGTCTTAACTTTAGGATGTGTTGATTTTGGAAGAAGAGTACTATCCATAATTATAGTTTTTTCTTCACCTGTATCTTCATCTATTGTTTTTATCTGCACAGTTTCAGTAGTACCAGCAGAAGAAGTAGGTTGTGTTTTATTTTTATCCTTCTGTGCTTGTATCAAACCTTCAATATCTAATGTATTGTTTAAAATATTTTCAAGTTTACCACACATACTATCAGTAATCTTATTATACTTTTCTAAACTTTTTTGATTAATAACATTCTTGATATCAGCAAATTGATATCTTAAACAAGATGGCATGGCAGATACAGTCTCTGTCATTTCTTCATTTAAAGTTTTGTTTGTATACTCCATTACTTTATCCATAATCACTTTCATATACTTTGACATTCCACATGCAGCATCTCCAACTAACTTTTTCAAATCACCTGCTTGAGGAGCACCAGAAACTGCATCTTCATAATTAGACATAGCAGATAAACTTTTTTCAATTTTAGCAGTTAGATTTTCTGTTAGAGTTTGAATTGCTTTAATGGATGAATCAACTACTTTATCAGGAACTATTATAATAGTTTTCTCACGATACTTATCTTCTAATTTTATATCTGCAGCAGCCACCTGCATCATTGATCCTATACCTTCCAATGTTGCACCAGGTCTTGCAGGAGATCCAGGAGAGTTGGCAAAAGCAACTCTATTTCTCATTGCACCTAATACTTTATCCTTAATAAAACCTGCTTTAGCTGCTTCTGGATTATCTCCATAAAGATATTTTTTTACTTCAGAACTCATCTGTTCAAATTGAGTCCTAGCACTCTCTAAATCTTTTTGCTGCTGCTTTGTTGTCGGTCTATTAGTAGGCAATCCAAATTGATTTGTATCCTCTACACCTGATAAAACTGCTTCCTCATTACTAATTTCAGCATCTTTTGGTTTACTTATAGATTTACCTTCATCCATTGGTAAAGACTTTGCTGGTCCTTTTATATCCTCTTGCCCTTGAGCAAATCCACTAGTAGGATCAAAATTACTATCACCCTTACCAATTTTAGTTTCTAATGCTGTCTGTGCATTATTACCCAACACTCCCATGATGACAGGCACTTGCATGTCCTGTCCATCCATATAAAATCCAAAGACAAACATCCCCTGACGGAGGTTAGCGGTTTGATATGAACCTCCTAACCCACTACCAGCAGTAACTGGATACATTATATTTGCCCAAGGCAATTGATCAGAGGGAATCTCTTGTTCGGAGGCATCATGTACCCCCATGATTCGTACTTTATATCTCTTACCAAATCCAGGAATATCACCAGCATTCACAAATTTACCAGAAAGCTCATTGTCTCTCCAAGAAGAATTATCTGCGATCCTTCCGATCCACCAGATAAAATTCCCCCCTATAAATCCTGGATTAAATAGTGCTCCTCCTTCCATAGATTATTCGTCGTATACTCTGCACTCAAATGCATCTGGATGATTGTCACAATAGACTTCTAAATGCTGATCCTCATGTCTTGTATGATAATCATTAATCTTACCATCATTAGTATTTACTTCATCACCTTTGTGATATTCATCATACTCTGCATGAACATCCTTAAGGTCTGCCTCACTATACTCTAACATACCATGATTGATATGTTCTTTACCGTCTTTAGGGTCAAGATAGACCTCATGCTCTAAATCGTGCTTTGGAGTAGTCATAATTTTTAAAAGAGTAGAACGTCGTTGGAAGAAGATTGAGAACCACTTCCACTCTGTTGAGAAGAAGTAGGTTTACCTTTGCGACCAAAAGTATCTCTTACTAAATTTAATTTGGTATAAGTTTCTTTTGGGGTAATGTAGTGACATAAATCTGCTATAATATATAGACCCCCACTTTCCTTGTTTACCTCATCATTTTTAGTATCAGCCTGTAGTTCTGGTGCATCTACAAATATAGCATCTCCTGCATGTAATGAAAAGTCCCCTGCTATAGTAATTGTGTTCATTGCAGCAAATAACTGATTATATCTCATCACAGACTGTGATAAAATCTTTTGAGCTTGATAGTTCTGTTCCTTTGATTTTTTAAGTTGCTCTTTAGTTGTTGCTACTGGTTTCTCCGCATTTCCTGATGGTAATGATCCCGTATCTAGAAGCATATACATTGTCCTAGAAAATTCTTTTGCTTTTCCCTCTTGATCAAACTCTTTATTTAAAACAGGAAGACGTTCACCTGCAGTTTGTATTCCTTCTTTCTTTTCAACTTCCTTTGCCTGTTTTTCTAATACTTCATACTTACAATTAAAAGGATCAAACACAATAGTACGTGTAGAATATGCTCCCATTCTTAATTTGTTCTTTACATCAACAGCATTTTCTTTCTCAAACTCCAATGCTTTCATATCATATCCTTCAGGTATATCTTTTCCTCCATTGTCAGGAGTCTCATTATAGATAATAGATTTCTTTTTCTCTTGACTTAACAATGTATCAATAGACTTAAAGTTATATCCTTTCGATGTCTCATAAAAAAGAAATCCTGCTGTGTTACCTTCTGAATTTTGAGTTGAAGGAACAGATGCTTTACAAAGATAATTAAGCATATAATATGGTTTCTTATTCAATCCCAAGAAATTATAATTGTTCTGTGTCTCCTCAATATCTAAATCTTTATCAGTTTTAAGAACATCTTCGAGTATAGTTTTCACATGTTCAGATACCTTTCCATCATATCTTTTCGTCACCCTAACCTTTTCATTCATAATAAATTCTTTAGAAGCCAAGTCTAGTGCAACAGCAGACTTGGTAGAGTCATCATAAAAAGGTTTTACTTTATTGACATACATTATTAACTCTAAAGTCTCTTCATTATTATCAGTAAACTTCAATTGAACTTTCTCTTGCCCAACAATAGGCAATCCATCAATAGCAGTCTTCTCATCAATAGTATTTCCACTGTCACCATACATGACAGTAGCTCTTATACCATCTTGAAGTATACTCTCCCAATATTGCAAACGAATAACACCTGTTGAAAGATCAACAGTCTTACCTTCATCTAAATTAGATGCAACAGTAACCTGCTCTATGAATGCAGGAAGCGATTGTCTTGTTGTAATTTTTTCTGCCATAATACTATTTAACCTTGGAAATCAAGAACTTCATAAGGATCATTACCAGATCCACCACCAGTTGATGCTACAGTTGTAGAAGAAGATTGTTGATTAACAACTCCTCCACCAGATTTAACCAATACAGGAACAGTAACTATTACTGGTTCAAGTTCTTCATATTCAGTTTTTTTACTCACAGAATTTATCATATTACTAAATGAATTATTTGGTTTATTAATAGTAGGTGGACTAGAATTTACTTGTTCTTTTAATGCTTTTACTCTTGGATCATCTTTAAGTCTAGTACGCTTTTGATTATTAACACTACTCGTTTTACCTGATGGTCTAGAGATCTTACCTTTTATTGCTTTAGCTGCCATTACAGCAGGATGTTTAGACATAATTGCACCACCCACATTCTTAATTCCCTGACCAATCTTACCAAAGAACCCACCAACTTTAGATTTTATTTCACCAATCTTTGCCTTCATCTCTTCTTGTTTCTTCTTCTTTTCCTCTTCCATTCTCTTCTTCTTTTCTTCCAGTTTCTTTTTCTTTTCTTCTTTTTTTTCTTCCTCTGATTTCTCCCCATCACCAGAACCAGAACTCATACCAGATGAAGAACCACCCATAGATAAAGAACCACCGCCACTGTCACTTCCTCCTGGTGGGAAGAATGATTTAATTAATAAAGGAACTGTATTCGCTGGATTTATTAACCAAGGAAGAATTGGTATCTCCTTACCCATTAAAAGAGAAAGAGGACCAATTACTAGTTTTATACCACCAGTTAAAATATTCCACAATGCTTTTTTTCTAGGAACCCATCCAGGTATCCATTTGGGAGGATCTTTAGGGAAATCTGGTATCTTAAGTTTAGGTATTCCTTGATAGAATCTACTAAATCCACCAGCAAACCAATTGAGAATTGCCTTACCACCTTTAAAGATACCCATGATAGTATCCTTAAGCATCTTAAATGCTGCTTTAGGATCTCTCTTAACTATCAAATGATAAAGCAAATCACCAACAAACACACCTAATGCTTCACCAATAAGAGTACCAATAAAAGGAATTGGAATAAAGGTTCCCAACATTCCACCAATAGCAGCACCAAATGTTTTAAATAGTGCCTGTCCTAATGGTTCACCTGACAATAATGAAACAAGACCAACAATAATAGGACCAATGATTGGAATCTTACCAAAGAATCCTTTTACTGTTGTCATTGCACCCTTAATAGCAGGTGCTACAACCTTTGCTGCTC